CGAGAACGATTTCCCCGCCGTTCCCCGCCCAGATGCTCACCTTCGTCGGAAGGTTGACAACTTTCACGTAGTCCATCAGTTCGCGACTGCGGGCCGCCCGCCGCCGCCACCATTCACCGTGCCAGGACGCTTGAGGCCGATGTCATACTCCCAGACTGTGTTCGTGTCAGACGAACCGAAGCCCCCCCACGTGGAGGAGCAGGAAAACGAGTCAACATAGTAAGTTTGGCTGTCATAGTCCACAATCATGCCGTCGCCCTTGCCGAGAGCAGCAAGAAACGTCGTCAGAGCGGACTTGCTGCGGAACTCCACCGTGAGATCACGGTGCCACGAGAAGCGCGAAAAGCGGATGACGCCGTTGATGCCATCCGATGTGTCGCCGTCCTGCACAGGATACTCCAATGAGTCTTTGAGAATGGCGATGCCTGTTGCAGAAAAGGTAGGATTCAACGATGCAGACATGCTATCTACTCCCTCCTCTTCCTCTCCCCAGCAACGTATTCCACGCATCAGCACCATGAGAACCAGGCGTTGCGGCATGAATGCCATCGAGAACGGCTTCTTTTAAGGTCAGTTTTGCAGCGTCTAAACTGGACATATGCCCAGTAGCAGAACTAGAACGAGTACCAGTGCCGTCATGGAGATTAATGTCAATGGTAGACCGCAAAACGAACTTGGAACTGAGGTTGCCGATATACTTGGCTAGCTGTGGAATGTTCCCCGACAAAAGGGTCAAAGGAGCAAAAGCTGCTTGGAATGAACTGCCAACTTTAATCGCCGCAGCTGATGTGTCGTCTGCATCTGCTGTTTCCTTTTTCAGAAGAGCATCGATTTGTTTGAGATAATCTGCAACATCGCTCTGTGGCGTAGAGGTTGTAAGTGATTCAATGACTTTATTCGCCGCGGCATCTGCGTCCTGTTTCTCTTTATGCAGTCTATCAAGCGTATCCTGTTTGACCTTTGCCTCATGTTTATCAAGAGGAATGAACGTGCTAACAGCAAATATTTGAAAACTCTTCGCTGCATCGTAGAAGGACTTAGCAATCTGCGCTCCAGAAAGAGCCAACTGGTTCAACGCAGGCGTCGCAGAACTTGACGCCACAATCATTGCCGTAAGAGCGTTGGCAAAACCCCTCGTCCACTGAGCGACAGGAGCGAACGCATCGGTAAGCCCCTTGCCGATAGCTATCTTGAGCGACTCTATAGATACCTTCATACGGTCAATCATGCCAAGTGGCGTCTGCAAATATGTTGCCAAGCCGCCCTTCATGTTATTCGCCATTTCTTGCAATAGTTGGTTTGTGGTCTTGAGGTTCCCATTGACATCCTTGTTCGTCGTGATACCGAACTGACGCAATGCCTTCAGAGACCCTTCTGCCGCGATAGCAACCCGTTGAACAGCAGTAGCGAAGCTACCGCCGAGAACGTGCATCGCATCCAGCGCCACGTTAAAGCCAAGCGCGGCGTCTTTTCCTTCTCTCAACTTCGTTGCAATGCTCGTGATGCCTTGCTGAATATCTTCAGGCATAAGTCCAACGTTCCCGCCAATGCCGCCCACGATATTGGACGCCTGCAACGCTTCTTGCCGAGACAATCCACGTTCGACTAGCGTATTCTGGAACTCTTTTGCCGCGGAGTCTGCCTTCGTAAAAGACGAAACGGCATCTATTCCGAACTGCTTTATACGCTGCGCCAATTGTGCAACAGAAGCGATACCAACCACGCCAAGCGCAGTCTTGAACGTTTGCCCCAGCAAATTGACTGGAGGGACAACGGCCTTCGTTTTCGACGCTACCTTCTCTAAAGAAGCTGTCGTTTCTGAACTCGTCGAAGCGAATACATCGTTGAACATATGAATAGGGTTGCCCTGTGCATTGATGCTTGCCACCGCAGCCTGCCACGCCGAAGAAGACGCTGCTGCGGCGGCCTGCATCTGCTGCACAATGTTTCCCCCCATGTCCGTCGCGGCGGAAGACACCGCTGCAAATTGAGAAATGACATCTTCAATCTGCGCTTGCAGTTTGATTATCAGTTCTTGGTCGGCCATCGCCCACTCTCCTGCAAGTCTTTCTTCATCTGATCGAAGTCCATGCTCTCCACGTCAAGCTGGTCAAGAGGCACCGGCCCTTTCTCCTTGCCGCTTTCCATGATGTCTACCAAGTCATAGAGGTCAGTTTCATCAATGTCGCGCTTGCTCCAACCCATCTGACCAAAGACGCGGTAGATGTTGGCAGTTAAGGGGTCGAGGGTGTGGTCACGCCGAAAAAATCTGCTACGGCCTCTCCGAACTCCTTGGGAGTCCACTCCTCGACGCTTGCAAGATCGCACTCTTCCGTTTTGCGACGGTACTGCCACACGAACCAGCGTTGCTCATCAGCAGACATTGTTGCAATGTCCTCCGCTGCCTTGAACGGCGTGCGCTTGAACCTTGTTTCGAACTCATGGAGCAATACGTATTTCATGGTTGCCTCCTATCCTTTCTTCTCGACTGTGATGGATGCTACAGCCCAGTCGTTTTTGTCCAATTTCACGCTCCACTCCGTGCACATGCCTGTAAGCGTGATGGTATCGGATGGAGCGGTGCCAGCCAGTCCCTTGTTCGTCGTATCAGATGTGACGGTCAGCGTGACTTCCGTGCCGAGGAGAGCCTGATTGAGCGTGTGCGATTCGTACGCGCCCGTGAGCGTCATCTTGCGGATCATCGGTGTCCCCATCCGCGTTTCCACAATAGTGGTAAACGGGTTGCCGGTGAGTTTCTTGACCTCGCCAATGTCGCCGGTGATTGTCACATCCCCGACAACGAGGCCGGTGATGGGAGCGCAGGTTACTGAACCAATGCCGAATACTCTATCTGTCGTAGCCATTACGCACCATCCTTCTGCACTGTGCAAGAACCAACCCACCAATCGTCTTTCACGGCCTTGACCTCCCAGTGCGTCAAATACCCAGTAAGAGACAACGCGCCCGCTGTCACGGTCACGGGCGTCGTTCCGTCAAACGTAAGCGCCTGAATGCTGGCCGCGTCTCCCGCTATAAATGCAAAGTTGCAGGAAAGCGTCTGCACCGTCGCATCGCCGATACGTGTGTCCTCAACCGTGGTTCCTGGATTGCCGATAAGTTCCTTGAGGTCGCCTGCCTTGCCGTCCAGCGTCGCGTCGCCGACAATGATGCCGGTGATGGTGCCTACGGCGCTGCCCGTCGTAATTGAAAAAACTTTCGCTGCCATAGTGTCCTCCCTACCTCAGCTTCATTGCCTTGATGGTACAGTTCGTCAACGTTCCAGTCGTCGCAATCTCCACGGTCTTCGCCACCTCATCCTGGAACCGCGAAACGGTGAGCGGAGGAAATACCCACGTCTCCCCCGCGGAGATGGTCTGCACGAGATCATGCGTATAGCCGTACTCGCAGACGCCTTCTCCGATAATGGTAAGAGTGATGGACGAGGCAGCCCCGTTGTAAACTTCCAAGATGATGTCGCTGCTGTTGTTCATCGTGAACACCATATCGGAAGTCAAAGGCTCCCCTACATACTTTTGCGGCGTGTCCTTGACAAACGCCTGAACAGTCAAACTTGTCGCTGCCATGCTATGCCTCCATATCCCAGTGCGTCACTTTGAGAGTTGAACGTCTCCCCCATGAGTCATCAAGCATGAGGGTCGATTGCCCATGCGCCCACACGATAAGCGGAAGAACGGTACCATCCGATGCTGTCACCTTCGTACCAATCGCTGCATAGATCGCGTCATATAGCGTCTCCATATCCTCTTTCGTCCTATCGCCCACGGCAAGCTGCAACGTCGTCTCGTATCCATACTTTCTTGCCGAGGAGCCGAGGACAAACAGATACACCACAGGCATATCAGGAGAGATAGAGGTTGCGTCTTGTGGAACAATCACGTCCTGAAGAGCTTCCACCAAAGCGTCACGAACAGTCATCTACCACCTCCTGCCAACAGCCTGCTTCACCAAGTCTACAACCGACGACGCCATCGCGTCTTTCGCGGGAACCATGAACGGGTACGGCTGGCTACCCTTCCAATTGAAGTGCGGCCCTTCCCAACGTGAACCGACAGGGCCGAACCACGTCCACGGGACTCCGCCATTTGTCGCTCCGTACTCTAGGAAGTAACCGATGTCGTTGTACGTCTTATTGCGGTCTGGATACGTCTCAAACGACGGGCCGACAAGCACGTCCACCTCGTTCTGGCTGGACGCCCTGCTGATGGTGCCGATGCTGCTCCGGAGATACCCACGGTCAACGTTGCCGTTTGCCGTCATGTTCGTCCGCGCTTGTGCCGCTATCAAATCCGCACCGGCGACCAACGCAGCCTCAATGTCGAGCGGCAGGAGTGCCGAATACTGCGCCATCGAGTAGTGAAAAGCGTTATTGGGATCAACGGTGACAGTGAAGGTCATGTCGTAAGGCTCACCACACCTTGCACCCACGGGCGCAGAAGGTCACGCGCCACAGGACTGAGAAGCCCGTGTCTCGCGGCGTAGGTCTCGTGGAGGTCGCCGCGTGTAGCACTCGTCACGCCCTGCTCTTGCAACCGGACGCGCTCCGAGTCGCCGTATTTCAGGATTGCCAGAGCCTCTTCGCACATCGCATCCTTGACTGCCTGCGGCACGGTCAGATCAACGGCGGTGTAGGTGTTGAACACCGCGGGAGAGGTGAATGTAAATGTGTCAGTGTGGACAGTGTAGGCGCGAGGAAACTGATCGGTCTGCGCAGGGTCTGCCTTCACGCCGATGAGCGGAAGGCTGTCGATGGCACGTTGCGCCATAGCGAGAGCCGCTGTTTTCTCGGTCATCGTCGCCGCGGACCACTTCTCGGTGTAAAGGCGCGTCTCAAAATACGTCTGAGCGTCCGCAAGTGTCACATATGCGCTCATTTCTTCCTCTTCTTCCGTTCAGGAACAGCAGAACTGATGACTTCTGACTGTTCGGAAGTCGGAAGTTCTGCTTGTTCATCAGTCGTCACTTCTGCTGTTTCAGCTTTGCACTCTTCGGCAATATGATGCTCCAGCCATCGGTCAGCGGTATGCTGGTCAACGGTCAGGATGTCGCCGGTATGCACGTAGCCGTCGTTAGGCGTCCATGTAGTCACAAGCATCTTCACTCTCATGCAAATCACCTCCCCTGAAGGGGTGCGCTGGCCTTGTTAGGTTCCAGCGCAGCCGACTGTCCTGATGCCCGCAGGTAGAGCAGGATAGAGCGGTGTAGATCGGCGAGCCTGTCGTCCCGATCTTCAATGCTCGGCTAGACGAGGTAGTAAATATCGAAGGTCAGCGACCCGTTGAGTGCTGCAGCGGGGGCGTAGGTGTTGGACTCGAGTACCGTACTAGAGGTAGCAAGCGTTCCTGCATCCGTCGCTCCATTGGACAAACTGATGAGCTTGACCGCTCCAGCGAGCTTGTTGATGAGGCCGAGCTTGTCGCCGCAAACGATGTCGGCGGTGTGGCTACCGACAGGAGTGTGGATGTTCGTCACAGTCTTGAACGCCTTCGCACCAATCTGAGGAGTCGTGCCTGACAACGTAAACGCCTCCGAGATGGTCGCTCCAGCGGCGTTCGTGCCGGTGATGGTGATTACTTCCGTTGCTCCCGTGTTGCCGGTGACGACAAGGTTGCGCGGCACATCGGGGTTCGTGATGCCCGTTGGAATGTCCGCAGCCGTTCCAGTGCAGGTGACCGTCGCATGGATGGTCTTCGTACTGCCAAGAACAGGAGCAGTGATTGTCTCGTGTGCGATGAATGCTTCATCGCAGGGCGTGGTTCCTGTCACGCCCCGAATCTTCTGGCCAGCAACGGGATTATGAGGATACCAGCTCATTGCACCCTCCTTACGCCGAGGTCAGGACAGCGAACGGATAACGAGTGCCCGCGGTGCCGTTGATCCTGTTGACGGGGTTGGGAAGCTGCCAGCCAAGGCGCATCGTCAGACGGAGCGCAACCATGTCCTGCTGGCCAAGGTTGAACTGAATCTCGCCCGCTGAATTGGTGATAACACCCTCAGTGAGGAGCTTCACCGTCATGTCCTGGCGGATGGAGTAGACCGCCTGCTTCCAGTCGCCGCCGATGAGGAGGTTCGTTCCCAGCGTAACGCCGTTGCGGGCATACATGATGGGCTGACCATAGAGCGAGGAAGGAGTGCCGGAAGTCATGGACGGCTGGAAGATGAGACCGCCGTTCGCGTCACGGACGCCACGGAGAGACGCCTTCATGGAGAGGGCACCGTAGAACCCATTGACGTCGTAGCCATCGCCTTCAACCTTGGACATCAGACCCGAAGGGCCTCCGATGTCGTCAGCAAGGTCACCGAGAGCTGCAAGGACAAGATTGTTGCCTGCAGTTGTCGCGCCGCTCACAATCCCCGCAGGCCATGAGGCCGGAGCGCCAGAGTTGAAGATGGCAGCGTTGTCGATAAGCAGGCCGAAAGCTTCCACGGCCTTGTCACGCACGTTGCCCCAGATGTCGTAGGATGAGTCATCCAAGACGTTCTGCGGAATGGGAACGATGACCGCAATCTCTTCTGCGGTGATGACCTTGGTAGCCCACGCCATGTGCGTGGCCTGCTTCAGTCCGAGGTTGGTTCCGTCGCCTGCTTCCCCTGTAACGAAGTACGCCGTAGGGAGAGCGGAAAGGACGGGCATCGTGAGTGTCGCCGAGGACATGTTGGGCAGGCGGGTTGCCATGCCCATGAACGCGGAGCGCTCGGTGATGCCGGAGATGATGCTGTCCGTGACAGGCGTGGGAATGAGCGCCGTAGCGTTCGGCCTGGTGATAATCTGGTCGTAGGTATTCTGGTTTACTGTGGTAGGAAATGCAGCCATAACCCCTCCTTAATGGGTTGACTTATCCGTGGTATGCCCCTCGGATAAAGTCATTCATGTTTGGCGGTCCGTTGTTTTCGGAAGGTGCTACAGGAGCGCCAACCGGCGGCTTCTTCACGCCAATGAGTTTCTTGAGTTCAGCAACATCGGTCTCGATTTCCTCGGAAGTCATGCCACGCACGCGATCAGCCCATGAAGTGGGCAACCCATCACGTTCCAGCACCTGCACGCGGAGCACCTTGGCTTCACGGTCAGTGAGCTGGTTCGCAAGGTCAGCAGCCTTGGCTTCAAGTTCCTTGATGCGTGCTTCTTTCTTCTCCGCCTCGGTCATCTGAGCCTGTTTCGCTTGTTCATATTCAGCAGCCTTAGTCTTCAACTCCTCGTAATCGGCGAACTTCTTCCGCTCACGGTCAAGCCTGCTCTGAATCTGCGCGTCAAACTGCGCCTGTGTCATCGTAACAATCTTCTCGCCGTCCCCCTTTTCTGGGGTGTTTACTACTTCATCTGCCATATCAAGCCTCCTTGGTTCCGGCATTGGAGTTGCCGTTGTCTGCTACTGCCTGCGCCGCTTCCTCTTCGGTCAGCGGTTCTAAGGTATGGACGCAATGAGGATGGAACACGCCATCTGCCTCCACATCGTCAACTGTTGGAAACCCAGGCGTTGCGCCTGTGAGAGAAAGAACCTGTCCTGCCCAAGTTGCACACGCTTCGCATGTGTTCTCGTCAATCTCGTCGCTCAGCCGCACCAGGTCAAGCCCCTGGTCTTGCATCTCTGACTTGACGCCAGCGTTGTATGCATTCATCACGCTCGACTGCGCCACGACATCAACGTAGGTGTCCACTTTCCACGAGTGCCCTGCCTTGTCGATGAACCCCGTTACACCGTTCGCCAGCACATCTTGCCGAAGTTTCTCGGCAAGGGTCTGCCAGTCCGTCGCGTTCGCAAATGACGCGCCCGCCACGCCAACCTGCGCGGAACTGATGAGCGTTGCCACGTTGCGGTCTACTGCTGCTCCGACGCTAGTCAGCCGCTCCATCACAGCGGAAGCGAGAGCGGCGATGATGGCGGTATGGAACTGGGAGCCTTTAGGATGCGGTTTTCCAGCATCCTCACAAGCGTCCACCATACCACGGGCATAGAGCGTCGTCATCGAGTCGTCGCACCACTCCCGCGCCTGCGCGTCGGCGCGTGCCATCACGGTACGGATGGACGTTTGCGCCGAGCGCAGCGCGTCAGCGGGTTTGGGAGAGAGGAGCGCGGTTGCCAGCAAGAGGACTGCCGTATCCTCAGCGTCCTTGTACGTCTGCGTCAGCCGCTTTCTGCGGCTCTCAGCATCTGTCAGCAACCGCGCTTTCTTATCCATTCTTCAATGCGGCATTCAGCCGGTCAGTAAGCGGAGCATTCTGGTCATTGACCGCAGGAATGGCGGGAGCAGCAGCTTTTGCCGCGTCAGCTGCCTTCTGCGCATCGCTGCCAATCTCTTTCAGCTCCTCTTCCAGTGCGGAGCCGCCCTTTTCCAGCACCACGCTTACAGCTGTCTTCTCGCTCACCAGTCCTGCTGCCTTGAGCGTCGAATACGCCGTCGCCGACTCCATCAAGTCTTGCGGCAATCCGTCCTGCCATCCGATATGCACATCCTGCTCTCCAATCTCGACTGCACCCTCCACGCCGTTCGCCACAGCAAGACGCGAAGCGATGCTGATAACCTGCTTGACGGCTGGGTCAAACTGCATACGCAGCCTGTTGATCTTTCTCAGTGTTGAGATGAGCAGCCGCTTCAACGCAGACCCGCTCTCCGCCCGCCCAAAGTCCCCGCCAAAGAGCGCCGGCGAGATGCCGGTGAGTTGGAACTTTTTGCTCTGCAAGTTGTCCAGCTCCTTGAATGCCGCATCCAGCTGACCGTCCCACGTGAGGTAGTTCACGTCCTCTCCGATGCCGAGGGGGAAATACTTCCCGCCCACGCGCACTTCTGGCTGGTTCGTAACAGGGTTCGTCGTGACGGCGCTAGAAGGCCCCTTAAGGTTCGGGTCGCTGTGCTTGTCCAGCACATACTTGATCTGTGATAGACGGCTCTCCTCTTCCTGGCAGATCGGCTCACAAATCTCATAGTCGCTGATGCCGAAGTAGCGATCGGACGTGGTCACGTTGTGCACGGGGACAAGCAGGAAGTCGTCCACGCCTGTTGACACTGGCTCTGGGTCGCCGCTCACCACACGCAGGATACCGCCTTCCTCATCAAGCTGGTAGACGGTATGGAGGACGCTGCCGACGAAATGTGTCTGCGTGTCGAGGTAGAACTTCTCGCCCGCCTGGTATCTCCAACCGAGAACGTGCCCCTGGATGTCCTTGATGTCATACGGCAACGCCCATGGCAACCACACCTCCGGCGACACTGTGCCGATGTGCACCTTGCCATCCTTGAACCATGTGTTGAACAAACCGTTCCCGTACCTGCTCACGTCGATGCCAACCTCATAAATAGTATTGACGAGCCGGTTCTCAGCCACCATCGTGTCGAGGAACGTCTGCTGCTCTGGAGACGCCGCTGTGAACTGTGGGGGCTCACCCACAAGAAGGTCGGGCCATATGGTGCTGAGCATCTGATGCCAGTTGATGGCTAGCCAGATTTGCGCTCGGCGTTCAGGACGCAGAGACTGCGCCCATTCGAGGAACACAATGTCGTGAGCACCGTCGAAGAGCGCACGATCCTTGACATACGTCCCCAGCCGATACGCTTCTTCGTCCGGCCAGAACTTCGCGCCGATTCTCAATGGATTTTGCGTCAGCATCACGTCACCTCACATCAAAAACCGGCAGGCTTGTCGGGCTGTCGTCCCCACCGCACACCAATCC